CAATAAGTTGAATAAAGAACTTATCAACGACATTATTGATACTGAAATCTACTATTACCAAGTAGCATTGACCGAAACAAAGTCAAATCTATATGGTGAGGGTAAAGATAAGGTATTTAACCAACCCATTAAGATTCCTTGTTTGATTGAGCGTAACCAATCATCCCAAGTATCGGATGACTTTGGTCAATCATACACTCGTGAGGTTCAGTTTAGATTTTTACGTGATACTTTAGTTGAAAAGGAACTTGTACCCGAGGTTGGTGACATTATCCAATGGAATGGTGAATACCACTTAATTGATGCACAATACTCTTACCAATACTTCGCAGGTAAGAATCCAACAACTTGGGATGGTGGTGAAACACAAGGTCTTAATGTATCTATTATATGTGATGCACACGTTACAAGACAAACAACAATTAGATTGGTTGATAATTATAAAGGTAATTCGAGACAAAACGATAACGAAGTACCATTAGGACTATAAGATGGCAAGTAAGTATAGAAACGAAGACAAGTCGAAACCAAACCTTACTCAAACTCAATCTTCTACTTCAGAAGATGTGAAATTGAATAAGGCAAAGCAACTTCGTAGAGACCAAGATAACGTAAAGAACGTTTCGGTTGGTATTTACGATATTGACTCTGCATTTTCTAACTTCTTACAAAATGATGTTAAACCTACTATCGAAGATGATGGTAGATTCTATCCAGTTCCAGTAATGTACGCATCTCCAGAGAAATGGGCATCTGCTCAAAGAGATGGGTTTATGAAAGATGATAATGGGATGATGTTAACCCCAGTAATCTCTTTTAAAAGAAACAATCTTTCAATCAATACGGATTTAGCAAAGTTAAAAGTTGCTGAGAACGAAGATACACATCAAATGTTCGAAAGAACTTACACCAAAGTAAATAGATACGACCAATTCTCAGTTTTAACTGGTCAGACTCCAAAAAAAGAATATATGTCGGTTGAAAGACCTGATTATGTAAATTTGGAGTATGAAGTGGTTGTATGGTGTGATTATATGGAGCAGGTCAATAAGATTGTAGAACAAATCGTGTTTTTCCAAGGCCGTTCATTTGGTGATAGATACAAATTCGTAATCAAAGGTGACTCTTACTCATTTGAAACCATTTCAGAGATGGGTCAAGATAGAATTACTAAAGCAAGTATCAATCTCACTGCTAAAGCATACATCGTTCCAGAATATGCAGCGATGTCTAACAATACTAAACGTAGAATATCAGTTGGTAAGGTATCTTGGGGTGAGAGTCCAAAATTAGGTGGAAATGAGTCCTACCCAACCATAGGTAATGAATAATATTTACATATTTATATAATAGAACAAAAAACATAAGGTTATGGAAGAAAAGACAATAATTCAATTCTCTCAAGAAGAGGTGAACAAAATCCAAGAGTTTCAACAAAAAGTAATAACCACCAATACAAGAATTGGTGAAATCGAACTACAAATCCACGGATTAGAGCAGGAGTTCCAATCGTTGAAAAACGAGAAGCAATCGTTGATTGATGGATACACTACTTTAAGACAACAAGAAATGGAATTGAGTGCAGAATTGAAAGATAAATATGGTGAGGGTACTTACGATATTAATACAAATCAATTCACACCTACAAAATAAGTAGTCGTTTCCCTATTTTTTGGTGTATTTATTATAAGGAAAACCAAATTTTAGAATTTAGGAGAAAATAATGGCTGAAAGAATTGTAAGTCCTGGCGTATTTACACGAGAAAAAGACCTCTCATTCCTACCTGTGGGTATTGGTGAGATTGGTGCTGCTCTTATCGGGCAATCAATCAAAGGACCTGCTTTCGTTCCAACGAAGGTAGAATCGTTTAATGAATTCCAACAAAAGTTCGGTGGTCTTACTGAAGATTCATATCTTCCGTATACTGCTCAATCTTACTTAGAAGAAGCAGGTACTGCAACTATCGTAAGAGTATTAGGACAAAGCGGATATACTGCAAAACCATTAGCATTGGTAATGTCTTCATCTCAAGGTGAGTTTGTAGGTGCAGTTCTTCATCCAACTACAACATCGAATGGTGGTGATTTTGGTAATGTTGCAACAACAGTAGGTGCTGAAGCAAGTGCATCTTCATTCATATTAACACTAAGTGGTAGTTTAGTTGATGAGCAAAGTGTATCTGCATCCCTAAACCCATCGGATGCTAATTATATCACGAAAATATTCGGATATGCACCTAAATCTTCTAAAGATGCTTACACATTCCTAAACTTCTCAACTTTCCAATCTGCATCATTTGCAACTGGTGAGATGGTATCCGCATCATTGCAGGAAGTGAATGTTGATTACACTAAAGCATACCAAGAGGCTGCAACTCCTTGGATTAAATCTCAAAAAGTTGGTGGTGTTGCTACTGATTTGATTAAATTCCATACACTATCTCACGGTAACTCTACTAACTACGAATTCAAAGTAGGTATTACTAATGTTAGACCAGCTTCAGAGGTGCCAGGTTCTGAATATGGAACATTTAGTGTAATCGTAAGAAGAGTTGATACAGCTAAGATTCCTAATTCAATCTTTGGACAAGGTGTTCAAGATTCTGATGTTAGACCAAACATTGTAGAAGAGTTCCAAGGTGTAAACCTTGACCCTAACTCACCAAACTACATCAAGAGAGTAATTGGTGACAAATATATTACAGTTGATGTTAATGGTAAATTGACATCTAATGGTGACTATCCTAACGCATCTGCTCATATTAGAGTAGAAGTTTCTGCTGATGTTGATAGTGGTGCTATTGATTCAACACTTGTACCATTTGGATTTGGTGCTGTAACATCACCATTACACTCAACGTACAACCTACCTGCTCCAACTTACAATGTATCACAATCAATTTCAAGTGAATACAACAAGAGAGCATTCTTAGGTTACTCGTTCGATTTCTCAACAACTGATAACTTGAACTTCCTACAACCACTTCCAGATGCAAATACTGAAGAAGTTGGTTCTGACTTTGATTTGGCTGATTGTGAGTCAAATGGTTCTCCAATTGCATTATCATCTGATTTGGATGCTAAGAAATTCTTAGTACCATTCCAAGGTGGTTTCGATGGATACGAGCCAAATAGAGTAGTAAACGTAGGTTCAGCAATTGTTGCTGGTAATAACCAAGGTTTTGATATGTCATCTGCTACGGCAGCCGGAACGGTTGCTTATAGAAAAGCAATTGACACAGTATCAAATCCTGATGAGTTCGATATCAATATGATTGCACTTCCAGGTGTTATCAATAGACTACACTCTTCAGTAACTACTTACGCTAAAGATATGTGTGAGGATAGATTGGATTGTTTCTATGTAATGGACGCAGGTGGTTACTCTGACTCTATTGCAACTGTAAACAACTCACTAACTTCATTTGACTCAAACTATGTGGCTACATACCACCCTTGGGTTAAGATTTTAGATACTGACAAGAACAAGCCAGTCTGGGTACCACCAAGTGTTGTATTACCAGGTGTTATCGCATTCAATGATGCAGTAGGTGCTGAGTGGTACGCTCCCGCAGGTTTGAATCGTGGTGGTCTTCCAAACGTAATCGAAGTCAAGACTCGATTGACTCACGCTGAAAGAGATACATTGTACGAAGGTCGTATTAACCCAATCGCTACGTTCCCTGGACAAGGTGCTACGGTATTCGGTCAGAAGACACTACAAGCTAAACCTTCAGCATTGGATAGAATCAATGTAAGAAGACTACTCATCGCAGTTAAGAAATACATCGCATCTTCAACAAGATACTTGGTATTCGAAAACAACACGGCTGCAACGAGAAATAGATTCTTATCAATCGTAAACCCATACTTGGAGTCAATCCAACAAAGAAATGGTTTATACGCATTTAAAGTGGTGATGGATGATACCAACAACACTCCAGATGTAATTGATAGAAACATTATGGTAGGGGAAATTTACTTACAACCAACGAAGACTGCTGAATTCATTGTACTTGACTTCAACATCCTTCCAACTGGCGCTGCATTCCCTGAGGCATAATTGTAAATTTAGACTATTTATTAGAAAGACAATAGGAGATTATAAATGGCACAGCTATTAGACCCAAATGAAATTATGTTCACCAACTTTGAACCGAAGATGTCCAATAGGTTCATTATGTATATCGAAGGTATCCCTGCATACTTGGTGAAAACTGCTGCAAGACCTGAGATTAACAATGGTAAGGTGACTATCGACCATATCAACACACGTAGATATGTGAAAGGTCGTTCTGAATGGCAAGATTTGTCAATTACATTGTATGATGCAATTGTACCATCTGCTGCACAAGCTACTATGGAGTGGGTAAGACTACACCACGAATCGGTAACTGGTCGTGATGGATATTCTGACTTCTACAAGAAAGACATCACATTCAATAGTTTGGGTCCTGTTGGTGATAAAGTAGAAGAGTGGACACTTAAAGGTGCATTTATTCAATCGGCAAACTTCTCAGATATGGACTACTCTGGTGAAGACCTTGCAACGGTTGAAATGACATTAACTTACGATTACGCTATCTTACAATACTAAAATACGGATTGTGCTAATTGCAAAATGATAATTGAGAACCCTCACCCTTTGGTGGGGGTTTTTACTTTAAAAAACAAATATTTATACACGATTAAACGAAATAAAGGAGAACGTATATGTTAAGTATTATTAGAAACACGACAAATCATCAAGTGGTTTATATTTCATATGGCAGTGTTACTCATACACCTACTGGAATATTAGATGACTCAATTCCAGATGCACCTGCTGATTTTTGGGGTACTGATGATGGGTATGAAAAAATTCAATTTGACATTGAACCACCAGAAGATTATGTTGGTGGTAAATACAAGTTGGTAAACGATGGTGAAGGATATCGTTGGGAATTATTACCAGAAGTAACTGAGTAATCTACCTACTATAAAATAATCAAACCCTCACCTTTCGGTGGGGGTTTTTGTATTATAAATGTTTGGGTTACATACTTATATAAGGTTAACCAATATAGTAACAAGGAAAGTTATGGCAGATTTACAAGATGATTACAAGTTGTCAGATGCTGAGTTAGCTGCTCAGTTAAGACAACAACACGAAGTGAAGCAAGTAAGTGATTACAAGTTTCCAACGGAGATTATCGAACTACCTTCACGTGGTTTGATTTATCCAAAAGACAATCCACTTTCAAGTGGTAAAGTCGAAATGAAATATATGACTGCAAAAGAAGAGGACATCCTCACTACTCAGTCTTATATCAAAGATGGTTCGGTATTAGACCGACTATTCCAATCCCTTATCATATCAAATGGTGAAGGTCAACCTATCAAATACGTTGATTTAGTAACTGGTGATAAGAATGCAATTATGATTGCTGCACGGATTTTGGGATATGGTAAAGATTACGAAGTGGAAGTCGAAGACCCATATAGTAATAACAAACAAAAAGAAACCATCGACCTCACTCAGTTCGAAAACAACGAGTATGATGGTTCTAATCAAATAGAACCCAATAGAAACGAGTTCGAGTTCACACTACCACGTTCAGAACGTAAAATTACTTTTATGGCAATGACTGAAAGTAAAGAACGTAAGGTAAAACACCAAGTTGAAGAATTAAAGAAAGCAAATCGTAAGTTGAAAGATGCTACATCAAGAGAACTGACTACACGATTGAAAAATATGATTCTATCAGTTGATGGTGATTCAGAACAAAAAACAATTAATCATTTCGTTGATAACGAACTATTTGCAGTAGACTCAAAGGCCCTCCGAGCATATATCAATGAAGTAATTCCTGACATCGATTTGACTTGGGAATTTGTATCGGAGGAAACCGGGGAAGGGAGAATGATGCAACTGCCGATGGACACTAGCTTTTTTTGGCCTGAGTCCTAACTACCGACAGTATCTACACGCACACATTTTCGACTTGATTTACCACGGAAATGGTGGTTTTACTTGGTCCGATGTTTACAATATGCCGGTTTGGGCAAGAAAGTTTTATATCAATAAGATTATCGAATTCAAACAAGAGGAGAAGAAAGCAAACGACAAAGAAGCTGCCAAAATCAAGGCAAAGACAAGAAAGTAAGGAAGACCCAACTTAAAGTTGGGTTTTTCTATATTTATTAGTATATGGAGATTATATGAAAAGTAAGAAATTAGAAAAAATTACCGAAAGCCTTACCAAACGTGGTATGTCCGAAAGTGCTATTGGTAAATTTTTAAATTCAATTAAGATTGCTATAAAGAAAAAGCAACTTGATAAGTTAACCAATGACCCAGAATATCAAAAGATTCTAAAAAAATACAACATTGAGCCAGTACCATATGGTAAAGACTTCTCATTAGGTGACCTAAAATCTTTTAAAAAATAAGGTAGTATAGATGGCTAATAAGGATACTCAAGATAGGATTAATGCATTAAAGCAGGAAGAGGTACTTCAGAATAATATCTCAGCCAGCCTAAGAGATGCATTAGACTTACGAACCAAACAGGGTAAGGTTGCTAAAGAATTAGCAGAATCCTTAGATTCACAAGTTGGTGTTGAGTCAAAATTAGAAGCCGTACTTGAAGCCAAGCAAAAATTATTAGAAGGTAACTTTGACTTAGAACAAGATAGGGCTGAAGAGTTACTTAAACAATTAGAATCTTCTGAAGAATTACTAAAAACCGAAAAGAAACGTAAAGATAAGTCCCAAGAAATAAATGATTTAGCAAGTGGTCTTAAAGACTCATTATTGTCATCAGTAGGATTATCTTCTGATATGTTAAAAAATGGTATCGCTTTTGGGATAGGTATGGCAATTGCAAATAAAGCTACTGAAGCACTTACATCTGCATTTAATAATTCAGTAGGATTAGCCAAAGATTTATACCTTAATACTGGGGCAACCGCCGCAGAAGCAGGTAGACTCGCAACACAAATGTTTTCTTCTGCTGATGCATTTAAAGCCGCACTTTTTTATGGTGATGGGTTTGCTCAGGCAGCCAAAGATGCTACTGACTATTTTGGAAGCACTCAAGTTATAACGGGTCAGATGAGAGCTACTATGGCAGAATTAAATGCATTGGGTGCAGATAATTCAACAGGTCTTGCTGGTATATTCAAGTCAGCATCAGGAAATGCTGATGATATGTTAGACTCTATTAAAGCAATGGCACAAAAAGAAGGTGTTGCTGCGAGTGCTGTTATTGGTGAGATGTCTAAAAATCAATCTTTGATGGTTGGTAAGACTCAAGAAGAAATTATGTTATTGGCCCGAAAAACTGTTGAACTAAAAAAGCATGGTCAGTCAATGGAGATGTTAAATTCCGTTTCAGACAATATGCTAAATATAGAAGGTTCATTACGGTCTGAAATGAAAGCCAGATTGTTGACTGGTAAGGATATAAATGCACAAGCAGTTCGAGAAGCGGCATTACGTTATCAAATGACTGGTGATGCATCTCAACTAAGTAAGGCATTAGCTGATAGTGTTGGTTCATCCGCTGAGTTTGGAAAACTTGGACCAATGCAACAAAAGGCATATGCAGATGCATATGGTATGACAGTTGAGTCTATGACCGATATGTTGATAAAAGAAGAGGAGATGACTAAGCTTCGTTCAAAATATCCAAATATGAATACCGAAGAAATTGCTCAAATGCAGGAGAAAAAAGAAAATATGGCCGCAATGGTTGCTTCTGCCGGTAGTTTGGGTGCATCTTTATTCAAAAACGTAATACCAGCATTAGCTCAAATGAATATGTTGAGTGGTGGTAAAATATCCAACTTATTGGGTGGTAAGGGTGGTAAGTCTCCTAAAATATCTGCTGGTGGTAAGTCTCCTGCAATGCCAAAAGGTGGTGGTAAAGGATTGGGTGGTATGACTAAGGCAATATCAGGAATTGATGCCAAGAAACTACTCGCCGGAGGAGCCGCACTCGCATTAGTTGCTGCATCAGTATTCATATTCGCTAAAGCAGTCCAAGAGTTTATGGAAGTATCTTGGGAAGCAGTCGCTATGGCAGTTGTATCTATGTTAGCTCTTGTCGGAGCACTTGCTCTTGTTGGTGCTATTATGATGAGTGGTGTAGGTGCTGTTGCAATCCTTGCCGGAGCAGCTGCAATGTTAGTAATCGCAGCTGCATTATTAGTATTGGGTATCGCTATCCAAGAAATTGCCAAAGGGTTTGGGATGTTTGGAGAACTAACAACTCAACTAACTGCATTGGTAATGATAGCACCAGGACTTATCGCATTGGCAGGTGTATTTGCTATATTAGGTGCATCTATGATTCCACTCGCTATGGGTCTTGCATTGATTACACCATTACTACCAACTCTAATGATTTTGGGTGTATTCTTACCTATGATTGCTGGGGCACTTGGTATGGGTGGTGGTGATTCTGACTCAAGTGCTGGTGGTGGTCAAAAATCCGACCCACTTCTCGATGAAATTAAGGGACTCCGTAATGATATTCAATCTCAACCAATTCAGATTGTTATTGATGATAAAGTGGTTTCTACGATGAATAAGAAAAATGTAAGAATGCAGTCTTATAGAGACCAATTGAAGTAAGGATACGTAAATGGCATTGAAAGACTTAAAATCAGACTTATCTAAGTTTAGAAAACCAATAGAGAAACCACTCATCGATAAAAAGAGAGTGGAAGTCCCTAAGTCTTCTAATCAGACCCCTCTATCTCAATTTGTAGATAAGACCCCATCTGCTCCTAAATCAAATACAACTGCTCCTAAGCAAGGTGTGACTCCAAACAAATTTGATAACTCATCAAACTATTTGGGTGAAACATCTCAAACCAAATTTGATAACTCATCAAACTATTTGGGTGAGACTACACCATCTAAGATGTCTTTATCAGAAAGATTCTTAGGTCAGACCGAAACACAAGAAGTTCAACAAGGGGATAAATTCAAAGGTGAAACCGAAACAGCAAATATTACTCAAGGAGATAGATTTAAGGGTCAAACGACTCCTCAAGACTACTCCAATGCTGAAAAGTTCAAAGGAGAAACCAATCCTACCGAATTCAAGTTCACTCAACAATTCTTAGGTGAAACCACACCAAACGACTTTTCATTAACTGAGAGGTTCTTGGGTGAAACTACACCAACTAAGTTTGATTTATCAGAGAATTTCTTAGGTGAGACTGATGTACCAAATATGGTATTGGAAAGTCCATTTAAGGGTGAGACTACTCCAAGTAAATTTGAGTTCAACCCACACTTAGAAACTCAGGCGACTGAACCTACATTTGTTGACTTCATTACTAACGATGATGCTAAAGGATTCTCACCATTCCAACAGCCAAGAAACAATTCTACATTTGTTGGGGTAGACCCTTCACAAACTCAGTTTGAAGGTGTAACTCCAATTAGTGGTCAGTTCGTAATAAACCAATATGGTGTAACACGAGAGAATGATGGTGGGTTGGGTACAACTTATACTGATAAACTCTTAAAAGATACTTACAACAAGTTCAATCTAAAAGAAGACTCGTATAATTCCTCAATCTTCAAACAGCCATTTATACTAAGTGGTATTCAAAAGGAAAAGGGTGAGCCCGAAACATTGGGTGTGGGTTCATTCTCATTTATCAGAGGTGGTGCTATTACCTCAACTGCACGAGCTGCAATTGATGTAGTAAGAATGGGACAATTCCTATTAACACCTCGTGGTATTACTTGGGGATTAAAACAAGTTGGGATGCAGAGAAGTCAGAGGTATGGTAAAACATTTACTCCAGTAAACTTACTTGCATCTCTTGGTGGACAACACTTGGGATTGAAATTTGATAGACCTGGTGTTCAACCAATTGGTGATGAAACTTGGAAATATGATACTAATGGATATCTAACCGAAGTATATAATGTATTTAGACTCCAAACTAAAAATAGTGTATTACCACTTAGAGTAGACCCACGTGGTGGATTTGACTCTACATATGGTATCGGAGTAACCACATACAATAGACAACACAACTCATTCTTTACTAAGGGTCAAGATGAGCAGGATAGATTTGCTAACTTTGCCCAAAGAACAAACCCATTTGATTTAACATTCGACCCATTCGTAAACTCATATGAAAAGACTGTAAGTTTACCAAATGGTGAGTTAACATCACAACGTGGTGAGTTTGATACCAAAACACAACAAACTCCAAACTTACTATCCTCCGAAGGAAGAACTGCTGGGTTTGGAAATGATATTAGTGATTACGAATCAATATCATATGGTACAATTCAGAAGATACAAGATAAGGGTGCAAGTAATTACAAAGGTGACTTTAGAAATCTTAAAAAGGCAAAGTTCAATAGACTTAGTGATGTTGAAGCAGGTACTAATTATGAAGAGTATAACCTTGAAAAAACATATGGTACACCTTCAACATTTAAGACCAACTTAGAACGTATTGACCCACTTAACAAGAATCGTAGAATTGATAGTGTATATGAATCAGTTTACAATGCTAAACTACAAAATGACTTGGTACACTTATTCTTCTCATACGATAACTCCGATGGCAGTCAAAACACAGGGAAGATAATTCAATTCCGTTCTACAATCAATGGTGTGACTGAAACTTTCTCACCATCGTGGAATGGAATCAAATACCCAGGTCGTGCTGATAAAGCATATATGTATAGTGAATTCGAGAGAACACTATCGTTCTCATTCAAAGCATATGCTACATCGAGAGATGAGATGAAAAATATGTGGAAGAAGTTGTCTGAACTATCTAAACTTACAATGCCGACATATGCCGGGTCTGCTTACTCTGGGCACATTTGTTATTTTAGATTAGGTCAACTTTGGGGCAATGGGACTAAAGGTGTTCCATCATTAATAACATCACTAACCTATACCATTCCAGATGATTTATCTTGGGATATAAATCACGATGGGAAGTTATCTGAATTACCATTGGGTGTTGATGTTTCAGTTGGATTAACTATTCTTCCCGAAACTATTTATAAGAGTAGTAAGAATCACTATTCTTTCTATGAGACTAAAGGATTTCAATAATGAATAGATATGATAATATAGAGGTTCAAAAAGACAAGAAGGGTCGTAGATTCAGAAAGACTACAATACTTCCTATTATAGAACCAAATGTCGATGATATCTACATCATAGGTCAAGTTGGTGATAGGTTAGATAATCTTGCATTTAAATACTACCAAGATTCATCACTTTGGTGGATTATCGCAAGAGCAAATAATATTGGTAATGGTAGTCTAACTGTACCAATTGGTATCCAATTAAGAATACCACAAAATCAATTTGAAATCATAGATGAGTATAAAGAATTAAATGGTATCGAGTAAGTTATGTCGAATATATTCAATCAAGGTGCTATGTCATTACCACCAAATCCATTTGATGGTAGACAACGTGCATACAAGCGAAGAGCGTATGGTAGTGTAACCGTAGCAGGTAATGACCAATTTACGTGTTCGGGTGGTGGTTTATCTTTAACCTTTGGTGGTGATAGTGAAACTAAGTTTTCCCAAGGTGGGGCATTACAACCACGTAGTGGTGGTAGATATGTACCCAACCCATACCTAACATCGATAACTACAAAGAACCAAGGTAGTGGTGATATATCGGATACTGCACTTTGGGAGATTGAATTTCAATACACTTGTTATGGCACCGACCAATTAAATAAATGTTCAAATGCATTTATGATTCCTGGTATGTTGATTGATGTGGTTATAGGGTACGATCCTGGTGACAAGTTAACGATACCAAAAGCAAGATTATACGACTTTAGTTTTTCATATAATTCGGATGATGGTAGTTACTCGTGTACTGCAAAGTGTTTGGGTTCTAATTCAAAATCAGCAGTAGCAGGTGCTCTAAAAGTAAAACCAAGTGAAAACGGGTCTGAAATAACCGATGAGGGTGGTAAGACCATTAAGGGTTATTCGATAATTAAGCAACTTCAAAACAATTGTGATAATGAGTTGAAGTTAGACCGTGATGAAGATGGTAACTTGAAAAATACAAATGTACCTTCAAGAGATGGGACTGCTAAATCAGTCGGGTCGTATGGTCTTATTAAAGGACAAAAAGACGCAGGTATGTGGGATATGTTATTTTCGGGTGGTAGTGCTGATAATATATTAGTACCAGTAGTTCAACTCAAGGAAGTGGTAGCATTCTTAGACAATCTCGTAGGTAATGTCTATGTATTTGACGCAACATACTCATCAAAATTATCAAAATTACAATCAGCAGACCCAATGGCATTTTGTTTACCAGGTTCAGCCGGTAACTATGGTGAGGGTAATGACTTTTCAAAATTAGGTGGTTCATTTGGTCAAGTGGGTGATATATGGGTATCGATTCCAAAGTTGATGCAAATTGAAGACTCAGTAATGCAGTCTAAAAAAGAAGACAACAAAGAATATACCACGAACGAGTTATTAAATAAGGTATTTGCAGAACTAAGTTCGTGTACTGGTGGTGCCGTTGATTGTTTTATCGCAGAACGTGAAAACAAGTTCAATATAGTCAATCGTAAGAATGATATAAAGAAGGGGACTAAGGGAGCTGTAATCAAGTTATTAGACCCAAATTCGCCAGTTAAGTCTTTAAGTATGTCTTCGAACATGGACCCTGATATGGCCGCAATTGCATTCGCAGGTGGTAGTGGTCCATACCCTAAGTCAGTTATTGAGAGTGTATTCGCAGGTTGTAAGCCAAAAGAGACCGATTCAGCAAAACCACTACCATCGCCCGAAGAAAAGTTAGCTGAAAAGATTAAAGAACTTGGTGAGAGTTACTCAGCAGAAGTTGCTCAAGATTGTAAGGGTATTCTAAAAGAGTATGTTAATCAAAATCTAACTCAAATCTCAATGAGGTATGGGATTGACCTAAGTGTTACCTTTGATGGATGGAATGGTCCTAACTTTATGGAGAGATTTAGTGTAAGTCCTTTACCAAACGCAGTAAGTGGTGCTGATGTATATTACGTAGTTGGTGAAATTGAACATAAATGTGATGGTGAAACTTGGGACACTACGGTTGTCGGATATATGATGGTTAACGGATAATGAGTAGAAAAAAGATATATTACCCCGAAGGTCAAATCCAAAAAGGACTATACACTCAAGGTGCTGAGTGGATGTTGGAAGATGGCACTGAATACATTGGTGATTACCATAGGTACATTACTGGTGAGGTGTTCACTAAATCATCATATATCAAAAATACATCCCAAAAACTCATACCTTATGTAAACCTATCACAAGCTGATAATAGAGTAAAGTTTGAATACGACAATCTTAGAGATGATGAGGTTGAGTCGTTTGTATTTGCAAGATATGAGAAGTCAACACCACTTCAGAGAGACTATGATACTGGCTTTTACTATCGGTACTTTGCTAAGAGACACTTTGATGGGTTAATTACTGAAATTAGTAAAAACACATACGACCTACTCCAACCCGAACACTATAAAACATTAGAGTTGGCTTGGAAACTTAGAGGTAACGCACTTATTGTAAATCAACGACAAGTAAATACTGCCGAAAAAGACATCGAGGGTATCTCAAACTACATTACAAACTATTCTGAATTCGTTAAAGTTTAACAATTTCTTAACATTAGACATTTGGTAAAGTCCATATCTTTCACTATATTTACTATGTAATAATGAGAGATATGAAAGTATTAGGAAAAAAGTACGGAATCGAAATCACGAAACCTTGGAATAGGGAAATGTATGACCACAACGACAAGGTTGCTGACTTGATGAAAGCCGAGTTAAAACTTGCTCTTGTCAAGGCATACAAGAACCAAGATGAAGAACTTCTAAGAGGGGTTGCTTCGGTGATTGAACCTTCTGGATATGGGTATGGATTCGATATGGAAGGTATCTACAAAGATGCTCTGAATGGGTTGGAGATGGTTCAAAACTATTGGTTGAACGAAGAATATCCATATGGAGTAGAGAAAGGCATCGTTCCTTCAGTTGAACTTGAGTTTATTGGTTACTAAAGTTTAACAATTTCTTAACATTAAAGGTTTGGTGGTTTCCTAAATAATCACTATATTAGTACTGTTGATGTGGGGATGTTACCACGATAATAAAAAATAAAAATTATGACTTATCAAGAATTAAATCAGCTGAGTATCGAACAATTACGAATGTTAAACACCAAAGTAATTGAAGTTATTAAGATGAAACAAAGTGAAGCTGCGATGGACATCAAAGAAGAACTTTATGTCGGTGCTAATGTGAGTGTTAATCACCCAAAGTTGATGGGTAAACAACTACGAGTTGAGAAAATCAACCGAACCAAAGCCAAACTCAAACTTTTGAATGGTAGTGGTTTTTGGAATGTTCCATTAAGTATGATTGAGTTAAACAAATAAGATATGATAGTTCAGAAACCAAAAAGTGAAGGTATCACAATTGACCTCACAGGTCCTCAAGGGAATGCATTTTTCCTTCTTGGAACTGCTAAGAAGTTGGCTCGTCAACTTGATTTCAATGAAAGTTTCATTTTGAATGAAATGAAGAGTGGTGATTACGAAAACCTTCTTCAAGTGTTTGACCGATACTTCGGTTCATTTGTAACTCTTTACCGATAATGTGGTATCAAATAGAAGTTGAAGCCGACAAGTGGGAAGAGCTACAAGAACTTCTTAATAATTTGGATAGTTCAAATTAATTTCGTATATTACCCTTTGTGAAGATAGTAGATACAAACGAAAGATTACATAAACGCATTTCTTCCTTGTCAAGTAAGGTGTTGGTGTTTCCCATTCTAACAAGTTTGGAGAAACACCCTCATCTTTCAAGGATATCGGGTATTATCATATCAGATGGTGATACTGACCTCTTTGTGAATTATAACAACATAGATGCAAGTTGTGTAACTGACCCCATAGACTTCAGTTTGTTCGAAGAGGCATGTGTAGTGGGTTTAAAGGAGTTCTTACACCATTACGACTTCCTACCTAATATGTTCGACCTTGAGATGGAGTTATTCCATCAGGCACGAGATTTCGAGGTAGATGAGAAACCTATATATACAATCTTTAGAAGAAGGAAAGCACCTAAAGCAAATGACCTCATCCCAATTTGGAAACACTACGAACAATTCCAAGAGTGGAAATCTATATGGTCCGATTTGACCCCAAGTAAGTTTAGTCAATTGTATCCAACTGGATTGCAGTGGTTGGAGAGTAGTGGGTTACATACTGATAATGGTATGGAATACACCCAATACAATATGTTGACCACAACTTCACGACCATCCAATACCTTTGGTGGTGTGAACTATGCCGCCCTACCAAAAGATGGTGAGGTTCGTAAGAGGTTCATATCACGATTTGAAGGTGGTAAGTTGTATCAGTTAGATTTCGATGGGTATCACATTCGTTTGATTGGTAAATTGATAGGTGTAGATATACCATTGGACATCAAAGCACATAAGTGGTTGGCAGACCAATATGGAGCAGACCTCAAAGATGCAAAAGCAATTACATTCCGACAATTATATGGTGGGGTACAAGATGAATACAAACATATCCCATTCTTCAGTAAAACTGCTCAGTATATAGAGACATTGTGGGGTGAATTTACACGAAATGGTGAGGTTCATACACCACTATTGAAGAGAAAACTTACTTTTGATAAAGATTTAAACAAAAACAAGGTATTTAACTACATTCTTCAGTCCGTTGAGACCGAACGAAACATACTTATATTGGAGAAACTATCTAAAATGATATCTTCTCGTAAGTCCTTACCCATCCTCTACACATATGACTCGATTTTATTTGATGTCCACCCCGAAGATGGCAATGAACTTATATTGGAAATAAAGAAAGTAATGGAGTCCGATGGGTTTCCAACGGATGTAGAAATTGGTGATAATTATAAAGATATGGTTAAGGTCGAATTATAGATATTTATGGTTATGAAGAAACTTATCAATTACATAGCACAACAAGTGTGGAACGAAGTGGGTGTAACTCTAAACGAGGGTATCACCAACGAAGAGTCGTTGAAAGCTACTTATAAGGTAGTTTCAGAAATCATAGGTGAAGAACTCGCTGAACAACTCATTGTAAACTTATTGGAAGCTAAGGGTGATGATAAAATTGACCCCGATACTGAGGTATCTTATAAGAATAAGGATGGTGAAAAGAAAACCACTACTTATAAGACAGCAATCTCATCAGACAAAGATTCACCACAATACAAAGCCGCAGAGGAACTTCGTAAAAATGGTGGTAATGATAAAGGTGAAGATGAAAAAGCTAAGCAAATGGAAAAAGACCCCGGATTCAAAACGGACTTAGAACGTGATGCTGAGGCTAAATCGAAACAAACTGCATCAGCTGAGTTTGACATAAAAACTGCTAACAAGTCTGAACTTGTAAATAAAGACCACGAAACTACTGATAAGCAATTAATGATGACTAAGAAAGAAGCGGCAGCACAAGCTAAACAAAAAGGACTAAAAGGTGTTGGTGCTGGTACTCCTGAATCAAGAGCTGGTGAGGCTATGGTTCACAAAGGTCTACGTTTGATGCAGAGTGGTAAGTCTACTGAGGAAATTACGGAATATTTCAATAGTATTGTTAATTCGAAAGACCATATACTGAATAGTAGTAGTGGTAAGAAGTGGGTAAAGTCAGCAGTAGCAACTCTTAGTAAGTTAAATGAGACTATCGGTTCTGAGAATATAGACACTGTTTCTTGGGATACGCCTGAAGGTAGAACTGCTATTGGAGTTGACCCTAATTTAGAAACATCATCAGATATGTTCGTGAGAACTAAAGATGGTAGAAACGTTGGTATCTCTCTAAAGAAAGATGGTGCTGTATTCTTAAATAATGGTGGTTGGGCAAAACAATCTGAACTACTACTTAATGGATTGCAAGATAGTATGCCTGAGGAAGACCATAAGAGGTTATCCGAAGCTATGTCGATTGATGCATATAAGAAGGATTTAGAAGATAGATTTAAATATGCAACTAATACCGTGGGTGTTGATGAAATTAAAGAATCATTTAAAAAGTTGTTAGATAATCCTGATGACCAAAAGCAATTCCGAGGTTCAAGTCGTGATGCTTATTTTAAAATTCTAAGTAATCCAGAAGCACTCTTGAATAGAATCGAATTAGGTACAGCAACTGGTAATGACCAAAAGGCATATTCTAAACTATTACAAACATACCACGAGGATGAGTATAAACATTTGAGAGAGTCTGACAATGGATTAACTCAGAGAGCGTTTGATGCTATTAACGCATCTGAGGGTGCTAAACGTGGTATGAAAGCTCATATTATAAAGTCGATGCATATAAGTGAGACATTGGGATTAAATTCATCTATAAAAGCTGGTGGTGTTGATGAGTTTATGACTACATATGGTATTGACCCTGATGGTGCTGTTTTAAATGAAGGTACTCTTATTACTTTGTTTGGTAAGAGATTTAAGAATACCTTGGATGAGGGGCTGAATGAAGTCCGTAGTGGTAATATGTCAAAAGAAGACTTAGATAACGTTATTCAAGATTCGATTGAGATTGATTATGACTCCGGCCAAATTCTATTCAAACACGAAAACAATAAAAAGTACCCATTGTTCTTTATGCAAGGTAGAACTCGTGGTATAGGGTCATCTCCTATTATGGAAATGGCACAAACCCCATTTATGGCTCACGCACTGAAGCAAGGTACATTTAATACCGATGAGTGGGATGCAAAAGCACTAAAACGTTTTGAATCTGACATCATTGATATGGAAGACCAAAAAAAGTAATTGGAGATAATGAGTGAGAACGCAGTTATTATGTACGTTCACCAACGAAGGTGAATTTGAAAATATAGTAGATACAATATTGAAGACCTTTGAGTTATTCAGTCGCAAGATATTTGTATTGAAGTTACAACCATCAAATGAGTTGGTAGTTAGTTATAACATCATACCTAACTCATCATCGTTCTTACCGTCTACCATTATGGTACATAGAAAGAAAGAGTCCAACACGATGTATACAATCAATGCTTTGAATAGATTGATTACTACTGAGAATGGTGGAATATTAGATAAATCATTCCAAGTGGATTGGCAGAAATATAGAAATTCAGTTATATTAACCGATGGGGATGGGTATAAGGTAATGAAGACAAGTTTGTTCCGAATTATCGATGTGAATTAAAAAATAAAACAAGTTATAATGAGTCAAAATAGTTTACGTTTCAATCCTCCAAAAGAATGGTTGGGTCAATGCAACCATAACATTCATTTTTTTGGACTAATGGACCTTATACGTGATGTTAAAACCAAGTTTGATATTGATGATAGTAATCAATATGGGTCTGGTCCTAATGAAAATCAACACATATATCGAAAACCCCGTAGGATGATAGAAATTGGGTCTTATAAAGGTGAGTCCACTTTGATGTTTGCTGCATCTGGATTATTTGATGAGATACATTGTATAGACCCACATTCTGGATTTGAAGAAGCAAACGAAATACTTGGGCAAAATTGGGAAGACATTCATAACGAATTCAATCGTAATACAAGTATGTTTTCTAATATGGTTTACCACCACAGAGATTATAGTTACAATATATCAGATAGATTTGGTGGCCAAGAGTTTGATTTTATTTACATAGATGGGTCACACGAGTATGATGATGTATTTAGGGATATCTCAATGTATTCATCAAAAACAAATTTGATTATAGCAGGGCATGATTACCAATCTGGAAATGGCCATCCAGGTGTATCTCAGGCAGTAAATGAGATTCTCGGCACCCCATACAAGGTATACCAAGATGGGTCTTGGATGGTATTCAAAAAACGAGGTAAATATTACACGTTATAAAGTGTTGGTACATATTTATATACACGTAGTTTGACTGCAAAAATAAAAAATAAAAAAATATTTAAGAATACATTTGGAGTTGTCACCCAAATGTTGTATATTAGTGACATAGTTAACAATTAATAATTAAAAAGGAACAATTATGGCTATTGATTTAGACGCAATCCGCAACCGTTTGAACACGCTTCAAACAAAAGTAACAAAGACTGATAATCTTTGGAAACCACAACCAGGTAAACAACAAATTCGTATTTTACCTTACGTTCACAACACTTCAAATCCGTTTATCGAACTTTACTTCCACTTTGGATTTGGTGGTAAGAACATCATTTCACCATCTTCATTTGGTGAAGCAGACCCATTATTAGAATTTGCTGAGAAGTTGAAAGCAACTGGAAATCGTGAAGATTACCAATTGTCTCGTAAACTAACTCCTAAGATGAGAACATACGTACCAGTATTGGTTCGTGGTGAAGAGTCTGAAGGTGTGAAGTTTTGGGGATTTGGTAAAAACGTTTACCAAGAACTATTAGGATTCTTCGCAGACCCAGATTATGGTGATTTAACTGACCCAGTAAATGGTCGTGATGTAACAGTAGAATTCAAAACTGCTGCTGAGTTGGGTAAATCTTATCCTGAGACTTACATACGTGTTAAACCAAACACAACTCCAATCTCAGAAGATTCTAACATTCTTACCGCAGTTAAAGACCAAATTGAACTTCCAGGTATGTTCAAGAAAGTAACATACGAAGAAATGGAAGGTATGTTGAAAGAGTGGTTGGAAACTGGTGAGGTATCAGACCAAAAAGAACAACCAGTTGCTGAGACATCTCAACCAACTCAGGCAACTTCTCCTGCATCTAACGTAAAGGATGCATTCGATGACCTATTTAACGACTAATTAGTATGGCTAAGAAGAAGAAGGAAAGTTCTCGTGATGAGCTATCTTCTATCCTCGCTGACAACCTAAACAAGAAGTTTAAGTCCGCCCACAAGGTGGCTTACTTCTTGGATGGGGAGGAGACAACCCCAACCGACTTAGATGAGTGGGTATCAACGGGGTCTCCTATGTTAGACTTGGCAATTTCAAATAGACCAAATGGTGGATTACCAGTGGGTCGTATTACTGAGATTACAGGTTTGGAAGGAAGTGGTAAATCACTACTCGCAGCTCACTCAATCGCAGACACTCAGAAGAAGGGTGGTCTTGGAGTCTATATCGACACCGAGAACGCAATGAATCAAGAGTTCTTAGAAGCAATTGGTGTGGATGTAAACAAGATGTTGTATGTTCCATTAGAGACTGTGGAAGACATCTTTGAAGCAATTGATTCAATCATTGAATCAGTCCGTTCTTCTGACAAAAAGAAGTTGGTTACAATCGTAGTAGACTCCGTTGCAGGTGCATCTACTAAAGTCGAGATTTCGGCTGATTATGACCAAGCAGGTTACGCAACTCAAAAAGCCATCATTATCTCGAAGGCAATGAGAAAGGTAACTAACCTTATTGGAAGAGAACGAATTTCACTAATCTTTACAAATCAATTGAGAACACGTTTAGGTGTATCATTTGGTGACCCTTGGACTACGAGTGGTGGTAAGGCAATTGCATTCCACTCATCTTGTAGATTGAGATTGAAACAAATGGGTCAGTTGAAGTCAAAGGTTGGTGGTGTTGACCAAGTTGTGGGTATTAAGACCCGTGCTCAAGTCATCAAGAATCGAATGGGCCCACCATTACGTTCGGTAGATTATGATATCTACTTTGATAGTGGTATCGACAACTATGGTTCGTGGTTACAAATGATGAAGAGTTACAAGTTGGTAGGACAAAGTGGTGCTTGGTACACTTATGTAGATAAAGAGACTGGTGAAGAAATCAAATTCCAAGCCAAGAACTTTGAAGAGTTGTTGGAAGAGAGACCTGAAATGAAGGAGTCAATCTACAACCAAATTTGTGATGCATATATTATGTCTTACAAACAATCAAGTGCAGAAGCAAACATAGATAACGTAGAAGTAGCAGATTTCGATGAATAATAGATACGCAGAACTCCTCAAAGAAGTGAGTCAAGAACACAAGGTGAAGAAGGATGAACACCTAAATGATAGAGTACTCATCATAGATGGTCTCAATCAGTTTATTAGGGTATTTGGGGCAGTCCCTGCGTTGAATGATGATGGTGAACATTGTGGTGGTGTGACAGGATTTCTCTTGTCCACCGCCGCTACCATCAGAAGATTGAAACCTACACGAGTTGTTATCGTGTTTGATGGTAAGGGTGGGTCAAATCGTAGAAAGTCAGTTTATAAAGGTTATAAGGAAGGTCGTACTGGTCTAACTAAAATCAA